TCATTAGGTAGGGTTATGTTCGCAAGAGAAGGTCGTAACTGGCTCGGATTCTACATTGGTCATAATGCCACTTACACGAACTTACTTATCGGTAACGGTTCAACTAAAAGCTACACAGGGGAGGTCTCTTACCCAAGTGGTGGATTTGCAGCAGGTACTTATATGAGAGTTACTTTTAATGGCTCAACTGTTAAGATTTATGCAAATGGTACAGAATACTTTAGCTATGGTTCAGCAAGTACTTATTGGGATGGCTCATCCTCAACAGATAGCTTAAATGTGGTATTTGGTAGGGGAATAGAATCTAATGACTATCAGACCTCCACTTCATACTTTCACGGATTTTGGCAAGGGCAGATTGAGAGACTATGGATAGCAAATGGAAGTGTTATCTCTACTGATGATGATGGAATTACTTACCCAGCTGGAACTACACACTCTTGGGATTTAGGCGAGACAGAAGGAAAGACATTCTTACCAAGTACAGGTTCAGTTCAAGGTACTGGAAAGAAACAATCATTCTAAAATAAAACACCTTAAAAACTATATCGTAAATTTTTTAACATTTATAAATTATGAAGAACAGAGAAATTTTAACACACTTCAAATCTATGGTAGATTCTTTGATTCCTAAAGAAGAGCCTAAACAAGAGGTTGAGTTAGCAGAAGAAGAGGCAGTTGCACCACAACCAGCTCCTGAGGTTCAGGAAGAAGTTAGAGTGGAATATGCCACAAGGAAAGATTTAGAAGAAATCAAAGATAAACTTAATTCTGAGGTTGCAGATGTTAAGGCTATGTTTGAGCAGATTTTAAATATTGTACAACCTAAAGAGGAGAAGGATGTCCCTGCTCAGTTATCAGCAGAGAATGAAATCGTTCACTCACCAGAGGTTAAAACAGAAGAGAAGAAAGTTATCTTACACTCACAAAAGAGAAGGATGACTACAAAGGATAGAATTATGAATAAATTAGCAAACAAATAACAATGGCAACATCACAAGTAACAAACTCGTCTTATGCTGGAGAAAAGGCTGCTCCGTATATCAGCCTTGCATTATTATCAGCTAACACCTTAGAAGCAGGTGGAGTTGTAGTTAAGCAAAACATCAAGTATAAGGAAGTTGTAAAAACTTTAGCAGTAGGCTCAGGAATCATCCAAGATATGGACTGTGATTTTACTGCAAACTCATCTGTAACAGTTGATGAGAGAATTATCGAACCGAAACCTTTCAAAGTAAACCTTGAATTGTGTAAAGCACCATATCGCTCAGATTGGGATGCAGCTCAAATGGGGTACTCTGCTTGGGATAAATTACCAGCATCTTTTGAGGATTACCTATTAGGGGAAGTTGCAGCTAACGTAGCAACAGACATCGAGAAGATGATTTGGAATGGAGATGATAGTAACGCAGGGGAATTTGATGGATTCATCACTTTAGCAACTGCTGATGCTGATGTAATTGACATCTCAGCTCCTTTAACTATCGACTCTTCTAACGTGATTGGAGAATTAGGTAGAATGGTAGATGCTATTCCTGCTGAATTGTACGGAGCAGAAGATTCTTATATCTATATCCCTCAGAATGTACACAGAGCTTATATTAGAGCTTTAGGTGGATTTGGAGCAAACGGATTAGGTGCTGCTGGTTACGATAGCAAAGGAAATATGTGGGCAGGTTCAGAAGGAGTTTCTTTATCTTTTGATGGAGTTAAACTATTCGTAGCAAACGGTATGCCTTCTAACAGAATGATGTTCGCAAGACAATCTAACTTATGGTTCGGTTGTGGGATGTTAAATGATGAGAATGAAGTTCGAGTAATCGACAGAACTCCAGTTACTGGGGATGACAATGTTCGTATTGGTATGCGTTTCACAGCAGCGGTACAGTACGGATTCGGAGGAGAAATTGTATTATACTAAAAACCTATAAGATATGGCTTGTGATTTTATAACAACAGGAAGAGCCCTACCTTGTAAGGATGGGTTCGGAGGGTTGAGAGCAGTTTACTTCGTAGGGAGTACAGACGTGGCAGGAGAGAGTATTGTTTACAATTCAGATTCAGATTCTATTGATTCTGTTGGAACAGCAGTACCTTGCTATAAGTATGACCTAGAGGGTTCAAGTGCCTTGACTCAGACACCAAATCAAGACCCTACACAGGGAACAACCAATGTTACTCAAGTCTTAGACTTAGACCTACACCAATTAACATCTGCTGACAATGACAACTTGAAGTTGATTATGTTAGACAGACCTCAGATTGTGGTAGAGGATAAGATGGGTAATTTCTTTCTAGTTGGACTTGAATACGGATGTAATGTAAGTGGAGGAGATGGAGTAACAACAGGTGCAGCAGCAGCAGATAAGAGCGGATATTCAATCCAATTTACTGCAACTGAGAAAACCTTTGCAAACTTTGTTGAACCTTCAACTGCAACATCAGGAGATATTATGGTTGATGCTGGATTCCTAGTATCTTAAACATAACCTAGTTTAAACAAAAAACCCCTTACTTATCGTAGGGGGTTTCTTTTTGCTATTAAGTAGCCAAAAAAAAGTAATAAAAAAAATCTACCTAACAACTAACTAAAACTAAAAACTAAAACTATCTTGTGCAAGGATAATCTAAAACAGTAATTTAAACACTACAAATATAGTTAAAAAAAACATATCTGGGACTATTTCGTAATGTTTTTATGAAAATAATTCAGCCAACAACAGAAATACAAACTATCACTCTCATACTAAGGAGGAGTGATGTTACAGACACTCAGTCAGAGTTTGATTCTAAGAGCAAATACTGTACAGTTGAGGATAACCCTTGTGCTGATGAAACAGTTGCCTCATATCAAGGCTCAGGTATGTCTATGAGCATTTATGAAGATGGTACTGGTAAAGAAGAAACAGTTTCAGATTTATCCGTATATAATGTAGGTAACTTTGATGAGGTATCTTTTTCAAGCTCTATCCTAAGGAAAGACTTTATGTATGTGATTGAGATAACCAACGAGGGGGAGTTGTTATTCAGAGGGAAGATGTATTGCACAGACTCTTTTGATGGAGGTGTATATGATAAGAACTCTGATTACTATAAACAGTACCCTAATAACGATAATAATTACACAGTATTATGAAAGAGGAAAATAAAAATATCGGAGTCATTAACCTAAGAGCTTATGATGCTCCTGTGGTTATGGAGGATAACTCTAATGATTGGGTAGGTTGGGGAGAAAACAATGATTACTTCACCAAACTTATAGACCGATATATAGGCTCTGCTACAAACAACAGATGTATTAGCGGTATCTCAGCACAGATATATGGTAGAGGACTAGATGCAACAGATTCTAAAGAAAAGCCTTTAGAGTTCGCTAAAATGAAACTTATACTTAAAGATAAGGATGTACAAAGATTAGTTAATGATTATAAGCTCCTTGCTCAAGGGGTATTAAAGGTTAGATATAACTCAACAAAGACATCTATTATCTCTATCAAACACTTTGAGAGTGAGACTATCCGTATGGGTAAGGCTGATTCTAGGGGTGTTATAAAGAAGGTTTATTACTCTCCAGATTGGAGTAAGGTACATTCAAGCTCTAAGCCTAAGGCTATACCAACTTTTGGTAACGGTAGAAAGAATCAACTAGAGGAGATGTATATCATAAAGCCTTACGTTAGTGGATATTACTACTATGCACCACCTGATTATGTGGCATCTATGCAATATGCAGAGTTAGAGGAGGAGGTTTCTAATTATCACAATAGGAATATCAAGAATGGTTTACAACCCTCAATCATCGTAAACTTTAATAATGGTGTGCCGAACAAGGACACTCAGAGATATTTAGAGGAGAAGATATATGAGAAGTGGGGAGGTACATCTAACGCAGGTAAGGCTATCATATCGTTTAATGACTCAAAGGATGAGGAGACTACGATAGACCCTGTACACTTACCTGATGCACACGCACAGTATCAATTCATATCTGATGAGTGTAGAGATAAGATTATGCTCGGACACGGTATTACATCACCTATCCTTTTTGGTATTAAAGACAACACAGGTTTTGGTAACAATGCAGAGGAACTTAGAACAGCAAGTTTAATTATGGATAACATAGTTATTAGACATTTCCAAGACCAGTTAATCGCTGCCTTTGATGAGATACTTGCCTTTAACGGAATCCACCTTAAATTATACTTTAAGACTCTTCAACCTATTGAGTTCACAGACCTTGATAATGTAGGTACTCAGATTAAACGTGAGGAGGAGACTGGAGAGAAACTATCATCCTTAGAGGACTTCACAGACGAGCAAGGAGAGGATATGTTAAACCAACTAAGAACTCTTGGAGAGGTTGTTGATGAAAGTGAATGGGAGCTTATACATACAGAGGTAAGTTCAGACGATGGAGACTTTAACCTAGAGAAGTTTTCTAAAGAGAATAGAAGTGTTAAGGATAAGATTCTAGCTTTCTTTAGTTCGTATGCTAACCCTAACGAG